ATGCCGATGACCAGCGCCGGGACCTGATTGGGCTGCAGGATGCGCAGCCCGCCCTGGAAGACGTTGGCGCCGGCGGTGGGCAAGCCGGTCAACAGCACCTGGGCGGCATTGCGGATCTCGGTGCGCTTGGCGGTCACGTCAGACTTTCTCCAGGATCAGGCGCGTCATGCCGTCATCACCGGGATTCAGGTCGGCGACGGCGTAGCTGACGCCATGGATCACCAGCTCGGCCCCCAGGGCCGGGGCCGAGGCGCCGGGGACCGTGGCCACCGGGGCGCTGCCGCTGACACCGAAGCCCTCCGCCGGCTTGTCGCTGAACAGCACCGGATACGGCTGGCCCCCGAGGGTGGCCTGCACGTAGCCCGGCATGTCCGGATCGACAAACTGCGCGAGGTCGGCGGCGTCGAGCGGCATGGCTTACTCGGCAGGCGGTTCGGCGGGCGCCGTCGCAGCGGCGGTGTCTTCAGCGGGGGCTTGCGCCCCCTGCTCTGCCGCCTTTTTGCGCGCTTCCGCTTCCGCTTTGGGAATCAGCACCCCACTGGCGACCAGCGGCGCGGCGATCTTTTCGTCGAGTTCGACCGGATCGCCGGGCATGAAATCGACGCCGTCGCAGCCGAGCCGGGTTTCCGCAACATAGCTTTTCTTGGCCATGGCGCGCTCCTTAAGCGACGGCTGCCGAGATCAGGTAACCGCCGGTGGCGGCGGCGATCACGGGGCTCACTTCATCGGTCACCGGGTAGATGTCCGACTTGGCATTGCGATCTTCGTAGCCGGGCTCGACATACGGCGCGCCATCGAGGCGGTAGGTGTAGCCGAAGGTCGGCACGCCCATGTCAGCCACCGAGGCCTTTTCGGTAAAGGCCAGCACGACGAACTTGCCCCAGACATCGGTGACGGTGCCGGCGGCATTGGTGTAGACCGCTCCGCCGACGCGCACTTCGTCCAGCCCCCAAAGCGCCGCGAGCAGGTCCGGCGTGATCACATCGCGGCCGGTGTACTTGATCCGGTCAATGATGGCGGGATGCTGGCGCAGCTTGGCCATGACCTTGGCACCGATCACCGCCACATTCGGCACTCGGCCGATCTGGGCGCGCACGGCTTCCTTGCCATCCTCGATGTCCTGGGAGGGGTTGGAGGTGCCGGTGTAGTCGCTCCACTGGCTGGTCCCGGCCAGGGTCACCTTGTTGCTGGCGCCGTAGTTGGCGGCGGTGGTGGCGAGGTCGGCCTGGGCCTTTTCCAGGCGCAGGGCGATGATGTTCTGCACCTTGCGCACGGCCATGGCGCCGTAGTTGATCTTGGCCACCGCGCTGGCTTCCTGCTGGTGCTCCCACGGCGCGACGCCTTCCAGCGAATGCTGGTCAAGCGTGTAGTTGCCGGAGGTGTAGCCGAACTGGACGCGGCGGGTATTGGCTCCGGGCGTGCGCAGCGTGTTGTAGAGCGCGAAGTCTTCCTTGGCAAAGCTGATGATCTTGCCGCCGCGCTGCGCCACCGGCACGGCCGGGAACAGCGACATGCCGACCATCTGCGCGTTCTGGTAGCCCTGTGCGATCTCGGTGAGGACCGGATCGATGACGCGGGCGCTGGAGAGGGATTGCTGTTGCATGATGTTGTCCTTTCGTCAGGGCGCCGCGTTAGGCGACGTTGGGGATGAGCAGCACTTCGATCAGCTCGCCAGCACCGCCGGCCGCTTCGAGCGCGAGCCCGACCTTGGCGCCGGACGTGGCCCAGGTGATACCGCGCCCGGAGGCGTCGACCTTGAGCGTGGCGCCCGCGGCGATCGCAGCGCCGGCTTCGACGACGGCGGTGCCGATCACGTCGAGGGTGACTTTTTCACCGGAGGCGCCGCCGGTGCGGGCGACACCGAGGGCATACCCATCGGCACCGGTCTGGGCACCGGCATTGGTGACAAAGCGATTGGCCACCACGGTGCCGGTCAGCGTGATCGGCAGCGAAAGCAGCGAAATGTTCTGGGTGGTCATGGTGTGGCCTCCTTAGACAGCAACGGATTGCTTGGCGATGGCGGCGAAGGCGCTCGCCAGATCAACGCCGGGGTTTTCGGCCTGATAGGCCTTGGCGCGGGCCAGGGCGTCGGCACGCGGATCCTTGGCCGCCTGTTCCGCGGCGGGCGCGGCGGCATGCGGCAGCGGCGCCGGGGCGTCGGCATCGAGGTTGGCCTTGGCTGCGGCGAGCTTGCTGCGCTCGGCAGCGAGCACCTGGGCGGCGGCTTCCGGGCCGGTGGTGGTGCCGTCGGCCTTGAGCTGGTCGATCAGCGCCTTGTGGCCGGGCAGCATCTGCGCCTCGACGGCGAAGATGCGTTCGCGTTCGGCCTGCGCCCCTTCGGCGCGGAAAGCCTGCGCGATCTCGGGATGCTCGGCCGCGATGGATTCCTTGGAGAGTTCCATGGTCGGTCCTTTGCGTGAGGGTTGGGGTTTCTTTGCCTGCGCTGCAACACCGGCACCGCTGGCAAGCTGGGCAATCAAGGCATCGAGGGTGGCAACACCGTCCACCAGCCCGGCCTCGATGGCGGCTTTGCCGAGGAAGACGCGGCCATCGGCCATGTCGGCGAGCACCTTCTCTTCGCTGACACCGCGCGCGGCCGCCACATCGGCGACAAACACTTCGTAAATGGCATCGACCTGCGCTTGCATGGCGGCACGGCCGGATTCGGTGAGCGCACCGTATTGCGAGGCAATGCGCTTGTAGGCGCCGGCGACGATCTCGGTGGTCTTGATCCCGGCGGCGGCTTCACGCCCGGAGACGTCGGTGTGCGTGGCGACCACGCCGATGGAGCCCACCGCCGTGGTATCGGAGGCGATGAAGGCCTTGTCGGCGGCAGCCCCGATCCAGTAAGCCGCGCTGGCCATGGTGCCGTCGGCATAGGTGACGATGGGCTTGCTGCCGCGCGCGCCGAGCACCAGCTGGGCGAGCTGCTGGGTGCCGTCCACCGATCCGCCGGGCGAGTCGATGGCGAGGATGATGGCGCTGACATTGGGATCGGCCAGCGCGGCCTTGAAGTCGCGCGCGATGAGTTCGGTGGACGCGCCGCCGCTGATGCTGCTCATCAGGTTCATGCGCTTGGCCAGCACGCCTTCAATGGGCAGGATGGCGACGCCATCGACCACCTGATACGGCTGGTGCTCGCTCTTGAGCGGCTTGCCGATGCGGGCTTCGACACCGGCCAGGTCGATCTTCTCGCCGCGCAGGTGCGTGGCGTAGATGGCCTGGATCTCCAGCAGCTTGTCCGGCAGGATCGCCCAGGGGGCGGTGACCACATCGAGCAGTTTCATCGGGGGCTCCGTTGATGACTGCTCGCAGACTATTTATCGCGGCTGTCTCAGTTAAGCCAAAACTGAGACGAGGCCCGGGGGTGCAAAACGCAAGCGACTTTCCGGGGCTTGACCGGCGGCTGGCAAACGGGAGCGATGCGACAGAGACCGCAGAAGTTGCCCACCTGCGGGGCTGCACCTGCGTGGTTATCGCGCCGGACTGTTATGATGAACGAATCAAACTTGAGGACGCCCCCATGCGCAACATCGCCATTGCCTTGACGTGCCTGCTCGCCCTGGGCTCAGCGCACGCACAGGCCCCTGTCGCCACAAAACCTGCAGCTGCGGGTGCGGCACCCGTCGCCACGACGCTGTCAATCGAGAAATTTACCGGCGATCTGCTGTTCTACTCACCATCAAAAAATATCCCGATCAGCAGGGAGTGGTATGTCGTTAAGGACACCCGGGCGCCCGCATCACTGGTGGGGGCAACCGGTGCCAGAGTCGAATTCAATCCGGCGCAGTTTTCTGCGGCTTACGAGATTGCGGTGACAGAGCCGGTGCTTGCGGTCGAGGTTCGATACATCGTGTTTGATGCGTTCAATGAGTACGTCAAGACCTTGTCGGCCACGCAGATCAGAGAGAACTCGTCGGTGGCGCAATACAAGAGCTTCTGGCGGGTGTGGAACGAATTCGAGGCTGAAAAGACCTTTGCCACGATCGCCTACATCGCCAACATAAGAACCGCGGACGGGCGGCTTTATTCCATCAATGACAAGGAACTCACGGCCCTGGTAAAGCAGATCTACCCGGACTTTATTGAAAGGTACCTGGTACCTGCGCGAGAGTCAGCGCCGAAGTAAGTACGACGGGGCCGCGTCAGGCAGCCAGAGCGACGAACGCTTCTTCCCTGCGCCTCACCCGGCTGGTCCGTCGCCGGCTGGCGCTTGGCATGGGGCGGGCAGCGCCGGGCTGCGCTGGGGGCAGGCCAGGCGCGGAACCGCCTGTCTCAAATAATTCCCCCAACCGCCCCAAGGTGGCAACAGAAAACGCCCCATAGCCAACCCCCATCACCGCAACCCGTCGCACATTCATGCGACTAGACTCGCGCCACAGTCACCGCGCCAGCGGATTCACTGATGATCTGGCTAACGTCGCCCGCCACACGAGTACTTGGCGTTACCACCGCGTCGACGCCGACCACCAGACCATTGATCTTCGCCAGATCAAGCAGCCGGGCCATCTCTACTGCAAGTTCGCTACGCACTGCGGCGGCAATATCGGGCGCGCTTGGACCACTCGACCCGCTCGTTGCAATCCCTTGCGCCTGAACCGGCACCGTGTAATTGACATTGACCTGGTACGTGCCCAGCGTCGAGACAACCGGCACGCCGCCGCCACGCACGAACAGGTTGCCCGTGATCGTCAGGTTATGGTTCGACTCCATCGGCCGCACGCGCCAGCCGTTCTCCAGGAAGTAGTAGCCCGGAATGAACAAGCCGCCGCCGAGGTCATCGCCGCCCGCCGTGGTGAAGGCCGGCAGGTATTTGGCGTTGTCCGAGAGCGTGAGCCAATCGACCCACGCCACATAGATGGCCTGGGCCGTGACGCTGGCACTGTCGAGGATCAGCCGCTTGTTGGCGGGGTCAATCGTGATGGGCATGGCTTAGGCATACACGCGGTCGGCTTCGGCGGTCGCGCTGATCTTGATCGTCTTGCTCTGCGTGATCTGCCCCGTGCCCACAGAAAACTTGCCATACCCCGGACGGATGGCAATCAGGGTGACGTTGCGCGTCGTGCTGCCGGCGAAGCCGCCCTGGGTGTTGCCGTTCCAGTCAAAGTCGAAGTTGATCACGCCGGCGCTGATCGTTCCGGTGATTGGTGTGCCAGCCGCGTTATTGACGGTGATCGCCGTCGCCTCGCCGTAGTCGTCGCCGCCCGGCGTCGTGGTGTACATCAGGCGGTAGCTTGATCCCGCGCCGACCAGCACCGAGTTGAATTCGAGCGTGCCGGCCGCCGTGTAGTTATTGACGCGCAGCGTGTTGGTGTCGTCGTAGAACTCAACACGGTTGGAGTCGGCAGGCAGCACATCATCGATATAGACCGACTGCGACGTGACGAGGGTGTCGCCGACGAAGCGCAGCAGCTCGTCCTGGATCTTGCCGATCTTGGTGCCGGCCGTGCCGCCCGTGTTGATGTCCGTGCCCTGCCGCAGCAGGTACTGGATCTTGGCGTAGATCTGCTCCAGCGTGCCGCCGTTGCCCTCGATGATAATCTTGAAATCGCGCGCCACGCCGGCAATCGTGCGCGACTGGTTGGCGGTGTAATAGGCCACCGTGATGCCGCTGTACGGTGCGCCCGACATGGCCGCGTCCGCCGTCGCCTGGTTACTGCCCAGCAGCGTCGTGATTTTCAAGTCATCTTCGTTCGAGACGAGGAAGTTTTGCTTGAACGCCCCGGTACCGGTCGAGCCGGTGTCGGCCAGGACGGAGCTCTTGAACTTCTTGCCGTACTCACGCACGAAACACTTGGCATAGGTGCGCTTGTCGAGCGATACATTGTCCTTGACCTTGACGCCGACGTTGAATTGATCCGTGAAGGGGAAGTTGGTCGGGGCATCGGTCGCGGCGATGTGATAGTACGGCTGCACCGTGCCAGCCGGCGTGATCGAACCCAGGCCGACGAAGCCGCAATACTGCGCCGTCTCCACGCCCGCATTGTTGAACTCGGACCAACCGCCGTCGCGCAGGGCATTGCGCGTGTTGGTGTCCGCCCAGGTCCAGCCGGAGAACGTGGCGCCGTCCGTGCCGATCTGGAACTGGCCAGAGAGCGCATCGATCGCGTACATGGGAAACGGGCTGTCCTGGTAGGTCGAGGTCGCCCACAGATCCACCAGCTTGGAATAGACCGCCTGCAGGGTGACGCCATCCTTGAATACCAGGTTGCCGGCCTGCACAAGCTGGATGGTCCGCGCCGGCTCGTTGATGACAATCTCGGTACCGACGTTGAGCTGCGACTTCGATGTGATTTTCGCCATGTTCTACTCCTACGGCTGATAGCTGCGGTCCGCTTCGAGCGCGACCGGAATGGATGAATCGGTAGAGCCCAGCGGCAGGCCACGGATGTACTTGACCTTGTACCCAGGGCAGATGAACCCGACATCGACGGTCGGCGTGCCCTCGTACTGGTAGCTGTAGCTGGTCCCCGCCATGGCGTCCTTTTGATCCAGGATGGTGGTGGTGCCCGCCGTCAGCGTTACCGCGTCGCAACCGGTCGGCAGCCCGGTGAAAGTGACGGTATTGACCGACAGCGGATACAGGTTGGTGTCCCGCGCTGTGCTGGTCGTGGTCATCGCCACGCGGATGTTGGTGATGATGTTGCCGGCGTTGGCCGTCAGCGTCGTGGCGCGCACCTTGAGCTTGAAGCCGGTCGCCGGGTCAATCGAATGCGTAATCA